CACTCCTTATCATCTTTGTGTGGCTTGGGATTTTTTCCGCCGTGTGTATTTAGCGGGGGCGGGGAAACTATTTTTCAAAAATGGCTTCGAGGAATCTCCCGAGTTTCATTATGAAATGATTTTTGATTTAGGAGAACACGCCCGAAATGCTATTGCTGCTCCAAGAGGAAGTGCTAAAAGTACAGTTGTAGGCTTGGAAGCCCCTTTGTTGTTGGGGCTAACCCGACCGCACTATGAGATGTCTCTTGGTTTAGCTACGGATAGGTTGGTTGAAGAACGATTTGATAAACTAATTCAGCAGTTTGTTGAGAATGATTTAATAATTCGGGATTTTGGGGAAATGAAACCCCCAAGAGGAAGGAAAATTTGGAACCATCACCAGCTTTCTTTAATGAATGGGGCGATAATAAAAGGATTGTCGGTAATGGGTAAAAAGCGTGGAGGTCGGCCAAGATTGTTTATACTTGATGACCCCGAAAATGACCCGGACTCTGAATCTCAATCTGCCGCCCAAGCCGTCATTGAAAAGTTTGAAATGATACTGTTTCGGCAGATTATTCCGATGCTTGAATCTGGTTCCTCTATTTTTTGGGTGGGGACATTGATTAATCGGAGGTCGTTTTTATATCATGCTACAACAAGTGATGATCCCCGATTTGATTTTTGGAATCGCAAAACCCTGAAAGCTATTGAGTATGATAAAAAAGATTCAAAAAAGGCGTATGTTCTATGGCCAGAGAAATGGTCACAAGAAGTCCTTGAGGCTCGAAAAGAAGAAATAGGAGCATCCGCCTTTGCATCAGAATATTGTAATGAGCCAGTGTCAGAGCAAGACCGTATTTTGGTGATTGACCCCCGCAAGAATGAGTACACTGTCGAGGGGGAATTTGATTGGAACAACCCATTGGCTCACATGGGGAATATAAAATGGACAGAACGATTTATGGAACCCGGTCGCCGAGTCTATAAGGATTATGAGAGACCTTTTCGGGAACTTGTTCTGCCAATGTACAGGATTTTACTTTTCGATTACGGTAGTGGGATGTCCCAATACAATGACTATTCTTGTATTGGTGTTCTTGGGTTTGATACTTCTAATACTTTGTGGGTTCTGGATATGTGGCTCGGTCGTGCCAAGGATGCAACCCTTCTCCGATTGATTTATGAGAAAGGATTGGCTTGGCGAGTAAGGGTACTTGGAATAGAAGCTGTCAGCATTCAGATGAGTTTTGCGGAGGCTGTCAGAGAATATGTCGAGGAGATGGAAAATAAGATTAGTATGCCCTGGAGAGGTAGAGTTTTTCCAATTACATATCCCGCCCGAGTATCTAAAAGCCAAAGAATTTCTGGAATGGAATGGCGTTTCCGTCCGGGCAAGATAAAATATCCAGCCCATCTCGCTGGCAAATGGCCTTTCGACCAGCTATACCAACAAACAGAAGATTTCACGCCAGATTTGGCTTTGTTGCCCCACGATGATGCTATTGATGTGATTTCAATGTCCCAATATGTTGTCAAGAATAGAGGTAGGAAGTTTGAGAAAGAGAAAGGAAAACCCACTCTTTTGGAACGCATCAGAAGAAATCTCCCGTCTGTTAAGGGGATGCCTCTACTATCGGGAATTTCCTCTCAAGATATTACTTCAGAAATGCTCGATGTCTTGAGTCAAAATGCACGAAAATCCAATATAAATCCTAATAACCGTCGTATAATACGAGGGGGTAAAAATATTGTAGGTTAATTAATGTGGCGATACTTGGTAGTTTTCTTGTTCAGTACATATATCCTATTCAGGATAATCACTATTATTAGGAAACATATTGACAAAGATTGAATTTGTGATATACTAAATGAATGAAGGGAAGTTTCTTATGGGAATATTGACTTTTTGGGCATTACTCTTGGCAGTATTGTTTGGACTGTTTTCGTGCAGCCTCTTGTTAGTTTTGTACAAAGTTGTCAATCGTCTTGCGGAGGTCAACAAACAGTTGCTTATTGTTGTAGCCGGAAAAGATGAAAAACCTGAAGCATTAAGGGCTTTGGTTGCTTCGGCTAAACCTCCGCAGGGAAAGTTAAGAGGGATTGCCAATGAGAAGAAAAAAGATAAGGAGTCAGATAATACAGATTTTACTTTGAATGTTGGGGTTAGATAATGGCGTATAGATTTGTGTTGCCAGAGGATAAGGTGGGGAATAAGCATCAAGTTGAGCAGATATTTCAATATCTTGTCTCAACTGGCAAATCAAAAATGAATCCTATCTCAATTAATTGGTGGATCAACCATTATTATATGCGGGGGCTTCGGAATTTCTCGAACATTAATTATGGGGGTGGGACTCTCAATGCGTCTTATTTGGATGCCTCGGGAACACTAAAATTTCGTTATGAAGATATTGTTGCCAAGTATCAAGCTCAACTCGGGAGATTGCTGACGATAAATTTGGCTCCTGCTGTATCGAGGCGGGGAGTAAGTCTTGATGGGTTGCGGAAAGCAAGCACGGCACAAGTAGTTTTGGATTCGGCATTTCCACAAGAGAAAGTTTCTAAGTTGGCTCTGAATGCTTTCCCGCCGCTACTTCACTATGGAACGATTGGATTTGGATTATGGGTAGAGGGGGAAGATAGTATTGGGATAGAAGTTATTAATCCTTGGGAACTGATTCCGATTCCGATAGATGTATCTGTGCCGTCTGATGTGCGGGGTTTGATGCGAGTAAGATGGGTTCCTACAGAATATGTGAAAGGTCTTTCTATAACCCCAAGTAAGGGGTCAAAAACCTATAAAGGGTTGGATAGTGTGAAAGTTCCTTTTGGAGACTTACCTGCGGATGTAGCATCTAAATTTCAGGGAACAGCTTCTCTTACGCATACCGGTGCAGGTTTTTATATTAGGAGTGGTCAAAGTCAGGTTGAGACTCAATGGAAAGGCCGAGGAACAAAAAAAGATAAGACACAGGTTGACGTTACTTTGCTTGTTGAGGTCTGGACTGAGACAACGGATGGATACTTGGCGGAGTATCTTATCTTTGCAGGTTCGTATGAGAAACTGAATCAACTGTACCGACACGACCACTCTCAAAGCAAGTATTATATGCCTGTGAAAGTTGCACGAGATGTTGTTGTAGGTGGTTTTTACGGGCGTTCCTTTATTGACCAATTAATCCCGTTGAATACCGAGGCAGAATATAGTCTTAGTAGTCTTTTTCAAGCCGTATCCGATTTCGATTTGTATGGTCTTATGATGTGGCCAGCATCTCTTGGAACTCCTCCAGAAGCTATGCGGGGACGGGATGGAGTGAAGAGAATAACATTTGAACCTGATTATACAACTCCAGAATTAAAACCTTTTCAAATTGAGCCTGCTAAATTAACAAAACCACAGATAGATGCGGCTATGGTTGCGGGTAGTTTGATGGATAAAGTATCGAATCAGCCGACAGAAATGATGAAGGGCGATGCTCCCGGACGGGTAGATTCTGCGTCGGGACTTGGTATGCTATATGAAACAAGTGCTATTCCTTTGTCACCTACTGCTAAAAATGTGGCCGAGGCGGTTGCCGGAGTTTATCGTTCTATGTTGGGAATCTGCAAGGATATTTGGCCTGCGGATAAAGTCGTCAGTATTAGTAGTCTTGATGATTCTTTGGCTGGTATTGCTTTTGATATGTCAACTGGTGAAATTACACTTGCCAAAAATGCTATCCCATCACCAGATGAAGTGAACATTAACGTGGCCTCCGAAATTCCAATATCAAAAGAGCAGCAGAAAATGGAATTAAAAGAGGCTCTGAAAGACGGAACGCTTACCCTTGATGAATACAGTTTCAAGGTTCGAGAGATGGGATTAACTTCGCCGGTCGGGAATGAAATTGCCTGGCAAAATTATCGCCGTGCAAAATTAGAAAATCTTGCCCTTTTTGGGGATGGAGAATCTCCGGGGAAGGTTATTGTAAGTGAAAGAGATATGCACCTTGTTCACCAAAGTGTGCTTCGTGCTTTTATGGCTCGCCCAGAATTTTTTGCCGCCTCGCAAGCGGTTAGAGGCAAATTTGTAGAACACGATGAAGAACATAATGTTGGCCTCGGAATAATGCCGGAGGGAATGCCTCCGATG